CACAAGTGCTTCTTGTGGGACAGACTTACAAGTCTCGTGATGATGAAATGCGCTTCACGACCCACGGTTGGTGGTGTGTTGATGCAATCGCCCCTGCAACTGGCGGAGATGCCGAAGGATGGGATGATTGATGGCGAACGCTTGGGGTTCACAGAAGGCGGCGAAAGCCGACCCATCGGAAAAATACAATGCGGAATACTACCGTGCTCAATTTGACAGGCAACTGCAAAGAGAACGCACAACACCAATTCGCATGGCTTTGGTCGGCAAAGAAAACACAGCCAAAACAGGTCTGGCTGTTTCTCTTGCACGGACTCCTGCTGAAATCAAAGAAGGAAAGAGAATACTGATTTTTGACTTTGATTGTTCGGCTGAATCCACAGTGGCTCACATTGCACCGAGCGATAAGTCAATACAGATTTTCCGCATCTTCGACGAATTGGATGAATCCATTTTCAACGACGACAACTCAACCGACTGGCCTTCGCTAATTAGGAAGACAGAATGGTTTGTCTCTATGGCCGCAGAAGAAGTGGCTAAGGGAGATGTTGCGGCAATCATCTTCGACGGTGCATCCACTTACATGAAGTGGTGCGAGTTCGCAATGACTTGGTTTTTGATGAATCGGTCTAAGTCCCCTATCAATGTTGAGGATGGCGATAGATTCAACCAAGCAGAATGGAGAACACGAAACAAGTTGTTCCGAGATACGCTAAACCGTATTCATTCCCTACCTTGTGATAGAATCTTCTTCACATTCCACCTCAAAGCCCACCGAACCTATGTCAATGACGGCAGTGGTAAGAAGGTCTTAATGACAATCGGTGAAAAACCCGATTGGGTCGACGGCACACAGCGTATCTTCTCGCAACAACTCTTCATGGCTCGTTACATGAAAGAAGGAGATGAAGCCGCAGGTGTCAGTGAGGATAAGTCATTGGCTAAGGGCGAATGGGTCATCCGTGCAACGATTGAAGAAATGAAGGGCAGAGGCTCTGAGTTTATCGGACAAACGCATGACATTCTTACGGTCAAAGGCGGTAAAGCCAATTGGACTGGGCTACCTGACTTGGGGCTCAATGACTGAGGTGATTTTGGATGGGAATAACACTTGAAGAACTCGATGCGGCAATCAAAGCATTGTCGGAAAGCGTAACCGAATTGGAAGAGAAATGTGCGGCACTTGTCGATACTGTTGAGATGCTTGAGTTTGAATCGGCAGAAAGTGAAGTAGGTTCAATCAATGAATTAGCAGAAGCGGTCCGCACTATGGCTCAACGCATTGCATCCAACGATGGGGTAGCACTCGCAGATGTGTTTTACTATTCCCCAACTCGAAAATCCTAAATCCTTATATATGGGTGACTCACAGGTGATAATATGAAGACAGCAAGCGGCGCACTAAAGAATCTATTAGAGATTACAAGCAGAAAACAATTCGTTGGTGGGAAGCCCCAACAACAGGTCATTGCCTGCGTCCTTCGGCCTACCGAAGACGGCGCATCAGCAACCACAACATCACTTGTTCGTGATGGACGAACATCTATCGGTGTATTCAGCATCGGTGCTCTATGGGCTGACGGCGAAGAAGGAATTGTTATCCCCGACATCGACAGACTAATGGGTGTGCTTACTGCTCACAGTGGCGAGGTTGAATTGATTCAAGACGGCTCAATGCTTCGTGTCAAATCGGGTAAGAAGCGCACAAGTCTCAACGCAGAAGTGGGTGCTTTGGCCTTTCCTCATTCCAATGAAACGATTGGTGAATGGGAGGAAAAGTCTGTTTCCCTATCTGGTCAAATCAGTGAAGACGGTTATATCATGCGGGACGGTTCAGTGCGTGAGCCTTTCTGCAAAATGACAATGCCCTGTGGAGAACTTGCGGCGGCTATGCGTTGTGATAACATCAACGGTCAAAAATTGAATCAATTTAACTTCGAGGTAAAAAACGGCGGTGTTACACTTGATGTTGGAGACTTCTTGAAGGGGCGCACACAAATTGAATTGTTGCCCCTTGATACTCTGCAACCACACAATGACTTCTCAACAGTCCTTGAAGGCGGCATCGACCAAATCATTGCATCATACGGTGGCGAAGTGAATATCCACTTCCTCGACTTCCGTCCCGAAGGACAGGGTGTGCGAGCAATCATTCGTTTTGATAACGGCGATTGGATATACCAAGCGGCGGTTCTTAAGCGGTGAGTATTATGGCGGTTGAAAGACATATCCAACGAGCAACCTTAGTGCAACGCTATGGTGCTCCACCATTCAGTGTGATAAATGCTCAACAGGGCTACCACCAAGAAAGAAAGCGTTGGTGGCTCGCTAAGGGCATCCGAAGCGAATTAGGTCGTGGTGAAGCACTTATCGCTATGTCAAAGAGCAATCAAACCTACATGTATGGTAAGAAGGAATACGATGTTGAGCAATTGCAGAAGCAGGGTGTCCTTCTATCCGATGAAGTGGTCCAAGCATCAGCATCTAAGGGTGCATCAGCAAAGACCTTTGCTATCGGTGATAAGGCAACATGGAACGAATCTAAGAAAGACTTACGAGCAATTCCCGGAGGAGGCACAGGAAAAAACAGTGTGTGGTTGCACTCGACCGATGACGGTATGAAAGCATCCCTTCAAGACAACAGTCGTTTTCAATCCGATTTGAACTCAAACCTTAACGGTGAAGGGCTCAAACCCGAATGGGCTACTGAAACAGGAACGGCTCGCCGTGCGGCAGGGACAAGCATATTTGACCCAGTGGTGTGTGAATTGATGTATCGTTGGTTTACTCCAACAGGTGGTAAAATCCTTGACCCATTCTGTGGTGGCTCTGTCCGTGGTATTGTTGCCGCCGACATGGGTTATCAATACTCGGGTATGGAATTGCGTGCTGAACAAGTGCAGGCGAACCGTATTCAAGGCTTAGAGATTCTTCAAGGACAAGACGGCAAACCTATGCCTAATTGGTGTGTTGGAGATGCTTTGGATATTAAGGAGCATCTTGGTGAAGACCATGACCTCGTATTCAGTTGTCCCCCGTATGGTGACCTTGAAGTGTATTCCGAAGACCCAAAGGACTTATCCACTATGACCCATGAAGGATTCATCAGCACATACCGAGACATTATCAAAGAATCGGTGGACTGTCTTAAGCCTAATCGGTTCGCTATATTCGTTGTTGGTGATTACCGAGACAAAGAAGGTTTCTATCGCAACTTCGTGTCCGACACTATCAGTGCATTTGAAGACGCAGGTGCTAAACTCTATAACGAGTGCATCCTTCTTACTGTTGCAGGGTCTTTACCTATCCGAATCCACAAGCAATTCGCACAGAATCGGAAACTCGGTAAGACGCATCAAAATATCCTCATATTCTTCAAGGGCGACCCATCGCAGATTAAAGAAGAGTTTCCTTTCTTGGATTTGAAAGACAAACTCGAGGACTTAGAATGGCTTTGAATCTATCACACTTCAAAGGGTTCACGATTGACGATTACCCTATGCTGACCGAATGGTTGCATAGATACAACCGCACATTCGCTCGTTTCTATGAATCCCCTTTGCGATTGATGCACCAACCTCATGTATTCAAGTGGGGGATTGTTGAGGACTGTCTTTGTATTATCAAGAAGCGGTCTATCATGGGGACTCCAGTGTGCTATTTGATTATCCCTCCGATTGGTGATAAGTGGGTTGAAGTCATGCTCATGTTTGCACAGGAAAGTATCACGACCTTACTGTCCGATGAAGAAAACAGGGATGAATGGGAGACAATACCCGATAAAGGGAATGCTGAGTATGTGTATCGTCTTGATGCTTTCAGCGATAGATACGGGGTGAATAAGAATCAGTTGCGCCGTCCGTGCAACCATGCACTACGGCAGATAGAGTCGGGTGCGATTGACATACGCCTATATCGTGGGGGGGTTGAAGGTGAAGTTATCGACTCGGCGTGCCTACTGACACGACGATGGTTGAAACAACGAGACAAGAAGGCATGGAAGCAAACCTTCTTTGTTGAGAACTTTAATGCAGTGGCTCGTCATGCCCCCGACAACCATTTAGCGGTCTTTATTATGCAGGGGGATAGGTGTCTCGGTTATTTGATTACAGAAAGAACCGCCAACGGTATAATCAACAACACAGCCTGCGTCGACTATGAAGACAACATCGTTAAAGAGCCAACACTGATACTGCTCCACTATGCGGCAAAGCGTTGGGCTGATGATGGGGAGCATTCGGGCACACCTGTCAATCGAGGTGCGGCTGTCCGTGGTGCTGGCTCAATAAAGGCTAAGGAGAAGTTGCGACCGATTGGTGCAAAACAGATGCACAAGTTGGTGGTTGAGAAACTCACTAAGGAAAAATATGAATCGTTTTGGCTACCCCCACCTTCACCTGTCGAATGGCTTTAGAGGGCTACTCTATAAACATCCTTATATATGGGATGCCTCCCTGTTATGGTCATAAGAAGCCCTCGGGCAGGTTATGAACCTATGCCAAATTACACCCTAAAAATTGAAGAAAACGGAAAAGAGACAGAAACACCATTGACTATCGGGTCAAGAGTACTCATCTCTTTGGATGATAAATTACATTGGGTCACACTATCGGCTGGTCTTGCAGAGCAAGGCACACCTTATCGTGACCGTGAATGGCTATCAAACATCTATCACACACAGAATAAAACATTGAAAGAGATTGCAGAATTGTGCGGTGTCAGTCCAATGACCATCAACCAGTGGCTCGTCAAGCACGGCATTCCATCAAGAAGCAGAGGTCGGAGGTCTGTTTGATGAAGGTCTATCTTTCGGGACAGATTCTAAGTGGGACAGAGTTTCAAGAGAGTCAGCAGTGGCGTGAGTGGGCAGAAGAAATATGCTCCAAGTGGGGATTCACAGCAGTAAATCCTATCGCTGACCGCTTATCAAAAGACGGTGCTTTCCGTTCACTTATTCCCGATAGAGACTTAATGCTGTTGCGTGATTGCGACATTATGATTGTCAATTGGATGGATAAGAAACATTCAGTCGGCACTGCAATGGAGATGGTGTATGCACAAATCTATGACATTCCAGTGG